CTAATATTCCTAAAATTAATATTCAAAAATTAAATCAATATTACGAATATTCTACTACTGTAGAAATATAATATATAATAAAAATGTCATATAGATATAAATAATATGATTAATGAACTTAATAATTGATGACTTGTTATTGAAATAGGTTTTTAATATGGACAATTATCGAAGGTAATACTTAAAAAATATAATTTAAATAAATTATATTGTTACATAATAAAAAATAAATTAATATTGATAATATAATCTATTAAATTAAGATAATTTTTAATTATTTTTATAGGTAACCTTTAGACCCTTACGTATATTCAGTGTTTTGGCATAAAACTAAATATTTTATAAATTGTTAATTTAATAAAAATCTAAGAAACCTCCTGGAGGTGTCAAAACAATGTCAGAATTCATAGACAAATAAAAAGGAAATTTTGAAATAGTAATTCTTAAATCTGTTTTATTGGAAAAAATTATTATACCATTACTATAATTTCTAACTCTGTAGAGATAATATGTGTTATATTTTAAACAATTATTAATAGGATAAAATATGTATGTCTAAAACAAATAAGGAATATAATTATCGCAATTAGGATAATTACCGATATATAAAATAGCTGAAATTAATACACTTTTTAAGATGCGACTTTAAAAACCCAAGTATATACTGAACAAGATTTAAAAGTTTTTATCTACCCACACATTATTATCTTCGTCAATTTCTAATCTTAATAAACATAATATATATATATATGATTATTATTTAATATATCTTTAGGTCGTATCCAATTATCTAAATAGTTATTTATAATATAATTATTACATATAAAATAACTTGATTATACTCAACATAATTTTGATTAAAATTTATTAGATATTTAAGATATACGACCATTGAGTTGAAATTCAGATTTATCATCTGTTAAAATATTAGAATCTTTAAATCTTTTATATATTCTAATATTTTAAAATTTTAAAATGTATTATTACATTTAATATTAATTAACTATGATTTTTTAATATATTATTTTGGTAAAAATCTTTATTATTTTAATAAATATTATATATGCATAATACGCGGATTATTTAAATTAAAGTCTATACATTTTAATTGTTCAGATAATCTTAACTTATTGTTTTAAGGTAATGATTGAATTATAAGATTTATACTACTTTTGTTATTTTCGTTTTTTTTCATAAATTGATAACTTTATTATTAAAATTAAAATAATACTAAGAAATATATTTTGTTTTTAAAATATTCATCATATATATATATATATTAGATTAATGAATAAATATAAAGATAAATTTAGAAGAAATACTTTTATTTTAAACAATATATATAATACCGATCTAGTTCAAGCACATCAAGAACCGCTTCAAGAAATCGATTATAATATAATGGTTAAAAACTTTATTTTACAAAATTTTGAATTTAAATATTATCAAAATATAATAGATAATAATTATTCTATTTATAATTGTAATAATTGTAATAATTTATCTAATAAATTATACAGTGATAAATTTATTAATGCCTGTTCAGATAGTTGTTATAATAATATTAAAGAAACTATTACTAAAAATATTAACTACAAAAAAAATATTACATTAAATGAATATTTAGTTAATGAAGTCACTGTGATATTAAATTATTATAACAGATACGATAATATAGAAAGACAAATTGCTTTACTAATAAATCAGGATAAAAAAATATATGAATTTTATGTTTGCTTATTTGATAGTCCTATATCAGATAAGATAAAAAAAAAACTTGATAAGATTAAAATAAAATATAACTGGAATTATAAATTAATAGAAAGTAATATTAATATGAAGTATCATGGACGTTTTTTTTGTGGAATGTTTGCTAAAACTGAATTTGTTTATTTTATAGATGATGATGTATTTATTAAAAGTAATTATATTTCAACATGTATTCAATATATGACATTATATAATAATATAGGTGAAATTGGTAATTGGGGCTTTTTATTTTATAGATCTTTAGATGGAACACTAGATTTTAAAAAAATAAATACTATAGTTTGGGATTATGGTAAGTATGACTTTTTTACAAAAGCACAACTTCACAGAGCAGATATGCTAATTCGACATCATTTTCTAAGAACAAAAGATCTTAATATCATTTTTCATAAATTTAATGATATAAACTATTTTAAAACAGGTGAAGATATTTATTTAGGTCATTACTTAAAATATTTATTAAATAAACCGCCATTTATAATAAATGATGAAATCATAGCTATAAATGATGAAGGAGAAATAACTGGTTCTACAATGAATTCAAATGATAATATTTATTATCGTCAAAAGCTAATTGAAAATTTAAATACAACTATATTAAATGAAAATATAGAAACAAGAAAATATGGTCTTGTTTTATTTGGTAAAAATGATAATTTTGAAGATAATCTTAAAAGATTAGAAATTTGTATAAATAGTTGGATAAATGTAGTTGATGAAATAGTTTATGTAGACTTCGGTTCAGACATTTCTTCAGCAATTTATGAAATAAAAGATAAATTTCCAAATATAAAAAAAATAAAAGAAGTAATTGTTGGTAAAGAATATGTTAAAAATATTAAAAATTTAGTTGAACCTATGTATCAAACACTATCAAGAAATATTGGTATTAAACGTTTATCTAAAAATATAAATATTATTATATCAAGTAATATTGATATAATCCCCCCCAAAAAAAATGATTTCGATAATTTAATAATTAATGATCACGCAATTTATGTAATTCCAAGAATAGATATAGATTATAATAATACTCTTGAACTTTATAATAAATTTCATACTAATAATTTATTGTTTTTAAATGAAATTTATGAAAATTATAAAAAACTCATAATCTTAAGTGAAAATACAACAAGTTCACTTGCTGAGCTATTTTTAAATAAAAATCCAATTATAAATACATATTTAATTATTAATAATGATAACTATTTAAAAGATCAATATGATAATGAAACAATACAAAAAATCTTATTTTATTCTAAAATAAGAAATACTGGAGATATTCAAATTTTTACAAAAAAAAGTATAAATGATGTTAGAGGTTTTGAAGAAAATATGAATAAATCATTTGGAAGTGATACTAATCTACAAGCCAAATTTTGGAATTCAGGAAGAGAAATTATAGTATATGATAATATATTTGGATATCATATGTCACATTCTAAGAGAATTGGTCAAAAAATTTTAAATGATTATAATACTTTTATAAAAAAATTTTTTAAAGTCACCGAAAATGATGAAAATTGGGGTAGAAATAATTTTTCATTTAAAGAAAATGTATATTAACAATTACAGTGTTTTGACAGATACTGACTTTCAAATAAACTTAGACATTTCGAAACATTTTATTTTTTCATTTACTAATAATATGATATTAATTTTATATTAAAAATATGATAATTTAATTAACCCATACATAATTTATGTATATTTAATTTTTTTGATTTAAAATAAAATATTTTGTTATTATACTAGTAATAAATAACGAAATAATTATAATAAGTGTATATTTAATGAATTCTAGGATTACTTCAGGAATCCTCAAAAGCACTAAGAGTTAAGATTCATAAATATTTCTGTATATAGTAACGTAATTACCAGTATAATTTATATTACAATCCGGTAGTTTAAAAAAATGTTCAACTACCTGAACTTCTGGTGCGTGTAGCCAATTAAATACATTAATATTTTCATAATTAGGATATCCATAAAATGGTAATAGTTTGTATCTTTCATAATTTATAGAATAATCCCCATATTTAAATATAATTTGTGATAAGTGAACTAATAATTCTCGTCCCATATAAACAAAAATTAATCCAGCAAAATATATTTTATTGAATATTTTTTGATTTAAGTGTAAAAAAAATAAATTAAAACTAGGTTTAAATATAACATCAGGTCTGGTATAAATTAAATTATCATATTTTTTATTATATTTTTTTTCCATCAATTCAATAATAAATTTTGAAATATATACTTTATACCATTGATTTATTTCCCGTTCTCTGTTTTGACAATTGACATTTTTCCATTTATTATTATACTGATAAAAAAAAAATTCAATTGGTAATATATCATTATTTATATTTTGAAAATTATCTTCATCCATTGATAAAACAAATTTATTTGTGTTTTGTGGTAAAATATTAAATACTTTATCAATATCTACTTTATCAGATATAATAATTATATCACAATTATTACCTATTGATAAAATAGGATTTATAATATTTTCTATGTGATTTTGTATAATATTAATTTTGTTATTTTGATTAGAAAATCCTAATTCATTCATTCGCATTAAACCAAATAATATATAACAAAAATTTATACTGTTATTTTTATTAACTATTTTATTATTTCTTTTAAATTTATACATATATATATATATATATTTAAATATCACATATTAACCATTATATCAATAGTTTTCTAGACTAACCTTATGTCCAATTCACATCGGTCGAAAATACCATTTAAAGATGTATAAATACGTGTCTTGTCCTTACCAATTATTTTATCTATAGGCTGTTTTCGTATTTTACTGAGATATTCGTTTATATCCCTTTTGTGGTTTATAATTTTATTCTAGTATGTACCAGATTGATGTATATGTCTAACATGATTCCTTATCTTATTTTGATTACGAAGTATTCTTTCCAACTGTCAACGTGATATAGTTGTTTCAACAAATTTTCCTTTTACATTTGAAATATGTCTTTAATGAAAATATTAGGCTTATCTCAAATACAATTATTGACAAATTTAACCAACTTTTTCTTTACTTTGTAAGATCCTTCTTCTTTTCTTTTTTTGTTAAACATCTGATTTATATTTATTATACTATAATTGCAATGTATGAAAATTACAATCAATAATCTTCCGGTTTAAGGTATGTTTTTCAGACTCTTCATAATGCTTTATCGCATAAATTTGTAATCGGGAGAGTGTTATTGTGTTACTATTACTTACTTAAATACTAATTTAAAATGTCGAAGGTTTAATATTATTTAATTACTAATATAATTATATCCTATATGGAACATAGTTTAGTGAATTTATATCAAATGTATATACTAAAAGGATTACTTATTATACTAAAATTATGAAATTAAATGAATAAAATGGGAAACTTTAATTTGAAATTTTCATAACTTTGCTAATCAACTTGTATAATTATATAAATCAATTATTGGTAAATCAACAGGAGAATTTATAGAACATTTATATATAAAAATATTATTTTTATTTAACATACTAACAATATATTTTAATATTTTATATTCCAATTCACATTCTATAATTGTATTGATGATAGTATTATTATAATACGAAAATATTCCAAATTTTGGTCCATCGTATCCATATGTATAGATTGATTTAATACCTAAATGTATTATAGAAGGAAGCACAAATTCTAGCATACTATTCCCCCTATTAAATGATATATATTCTCTAACATACATTGGTTTCATTCGTATTTTTTCTTTATTAATTGCTATTATATTTATGTCTTGATATTTAATAATATGATCAAAAGTATTTGGATGATATAAAGATTGATTATCAAACGAAAAATAAATATCTGTATTATTATTATGATATAAATTTATAGATTGATAAAAACTGTGTATTTTTATAGCATCATAATTAATATATTTATTATAATCAATTTCAATACTATGCCATTCACACGTAAAATGTATATCCGATTTAATTTGATTGTCAAATAATTTTATCATTGAACTTTTTAATGTTGCTATTAAACAATTATATTGTAATCTTTTAATTAATTCAAAATCAGCGTCATTTAAACTTGGACCACATGCGAATACTATTATTGGAATATCTTCATATAAATTCTTTAAAAAATCTAGTTTATCTTGTAATGTTTTTTTAGATTGAACCAAAAGTTTTATTATATTTTGAATTGATACAAATTCTTTAATTATATTGCTGTTAATATATTCTATATCTTTATTTAATTGAATTGAAAAATTGCTATTTACGTATATTAAATCATATTCAATTAAATCATTTTCAATATTATTAGTAATAACAATATTTATTTTTTTTTTTAACAAGTTATTTACAATTTTTTGTTCTTTATTTGTTAATATATAATCAGATATTATTAATATATTTTTAAAGTACAAATTTTTATATTTTAAAGTTAAATATTTTACAATATATATTTCATTACATGGATATTCATATTTATGTTGTTTAATCCAAAATAAACAATCATATATTTCATTAAAACTTAAATGATGATATTTGTCAGAAAATAATTTAATATATTCCTGTTCTAATTTAATTTCTTTTTCTTTAAACTCATTTGTCATTTGTTCAGTTTTTTCTAATAATTTATTTTCATATTCATGTTCTAATTTAATTTCTTTTTCTTTAAACTCATTTGTCATTTGTTCAGTCTTTTCTAATAATTTATTTTGATATTCATGTTCTAATTTAATTTCTTTTTCTTTAAACTCATTTGT